AAGAAGACATGGTCATGTAAGAAATATGTCAAGTGCCGCTGGATTTACTCATGCGTTTACTCCTGCATCAACAAATGCTCAGGATCAAGATGTTCGATGTAAAAATTCTGCTACCAGAAATATTAGAATTCGTGACTTCTTCTTTATTAGTAAAGAAATTTCTATTGGTCTCGCAACTTCTGGTTCACAGAACTAGATTGACTTTTAGTTTTGTCTATCAAAAGGATTTATAATGCCGTTACACAAAATAACGAAACAGTCAGTAAAAGGTTGTCTATTAGTACAGTTTAAATATGAAGAAAATGAAGGTGATTGGACACACTCATCTGGTTCAAATGTTTTTGCGACAGTTAATAATAAAAATATTACTATTACTCCACAATATCCAACTTCTATTATTGAATTTAGTTGTTCGTTCTGCTTTCAAGGAGCGTCTAGCACCCAGAACTCATCTCACACATTTGAGGCAAGATTACTAGCAAACGGACAAGAAGAATATCTCATACAAGAAGTAGGTGGTTATGAACCATATGGAAACGCTCACTCTCATACAGGTGGTCGTAACGATAGAACAGCACCAACAAGAAGACATGGTCATGTAACTAATACTGCATATAGTGCAGGATTTACTCATGCATTTATTCCTAGAGCAACAAATGCAATTATATTAGAGTTACAAGCAAGAAGTACTTCCGACTTAGATTTTATGGTTCGTGATATGTTTATGATTGCGAAAGAGATTGGAATACCTGAAGATAGAGTGGTAGGCGGTTCTGGAAGTATTACACATGATGGTGTATAAATAGATATAAATAATGATGTTATCAAATTATGAAATTAGGAGTTTAAAACTATGGTAGACGCAAATACATTAAAGAAAACTGTTGGTCCAAAATCAGTAGAGGAACTAAGAAGAAAAGGTCCTCCTACTAGAGAAGAGATGGAAGCAGTTATGGCGAAAGGCGCAATGGGTATTGCCGCCACAGATGAAGAATTAAATATTCTAGTAGAATATCATGCAAAATATAAACGTGCAGACAATTTAGGAAATATGTTAGCAGTTCTATATCCGAATTGCGATTGGTCATTAAACACAGTACCAGACGCAGATTGGAATGTAGCAGATAGTGGATTACATCCAGGTGCTTTAGAAGCAGTAGAATGGGATGAAGATAACCCATTACCTAAACCAACATTTGCAGAACTGAAAAAGTTAAGACCTTATGTACAAGATATTCTAGACCAACAAGCATATCTAGATATGCGTAGAGCAAACTATCCCGGAGAAAATGAGATGGTTAGAGCATTGTGGGAATATATAATTGAAGGTAATGATGTTGGTGTTAATGCATTACAAGCAAGAAGAATTGCAACAAAGAAAAGATTTCCTAAACCAGAAAATAAACACTGGATGGTACAGTCAGAAGAATATCTAAAGATTTTTCCTAATTCGCCTGAAGATATTTTAAGAGATGTTGATGAAGCAACAATGCAAAAGATTGCTTTTAATCCTCACTTAGAAGCAGAAGATGCACTACCATTAAGTACAAAATTATCACTTGAAGAAAGAATGGAAAAAGTTCTTGACGCAAGAGGATTTAATCCAGAAGAAGTTATTAATAGAAATATCACTCTGGAAGACGTTGATAAAGAAGAAGCACGATTGGAATCAAAGGGCGTTGATGTCAACGCACAAGAGACTGCTTCAGATGAAGAAACCAAAGAGTAAGGAGAAATATCATGCCAATTAAAAACGGTAAACTTATTCTACAAAGAGAAGTATCTGACTTTTCCGAAAGGTTCACAGTTGATCCAGCAAATTTGTTATCAGTAGGAACAGTTGTCTCTATGGCATCGTCTGGTAACTATGAGATAGTAGTATCTTCTGGAAGTACTGATGGTCGTGTTATCGGAGTTATTTACTCTCTTGATAGAACAGTTAATCCATATGTTGCCCTAAAGGGTAGATGTATTGTTAATGTCCGAGGTGCAGTCGCAAAAGGTGACATTTTAATTCTTTCAGCATATCAAGGTATGTTAGAAACAAATAATGCCGCCTCTTTTGAAGCAATTAAAGCAAGGTCATTAACAGTGAATTCACTTCAACATGGACAAGTTGAGTGCGTTCTAGCATAATTAGATAATAATAAAAAGACTATAGTTTAAAACTCTATTTTCTCCAAGGTATAAATACTAGTAAGAATAGACTAGATATACCTTGGAGATTTTTTTATGGCAAACCCTACAAGTAGAAGTACGTTACAAGAGTACTGCTTACGCCGTCTCGGTAAAGGCGTCATTGATATCAACGTATCAACTGACCAGATAGATGATAGAACTGACGAAGCAATACAGTATTTTCAGGATTATCACTTTGATGGTGTAGAGAGAACATATCTCAAGCACAAAGTAACGGCAACGACATTAACAGTTTCGGACTCTTCAGTTTTCACTCTGAAAGAGAAAATTACAGGTGGCACATCTGGTGCTACTGCATTTATACACGATGCACCGACTTCATCAACTATTCGTGTTAAAAATGAACTAGGCGACTTTCAAGCAAATGAAACTCTAACTGGCGCAGTAAGTTCAGCGACACAAACATTAACATCAATCTCAGCAGGAGATATTAAAAATGGTTATGTTACAACTAACGATGCCGTTATGGGTGTTGTTAGAGTATTTCCATTTGCAGATAGAGCAAACATAGATATGTTTGACACAAGATATCAGTTGAGACTAAATGAGATTTTTGACCTAGCAAATGCTAGTGTTCTTTATTATAATATGGTACAAAGACACTTATCCCTTATAGAAGAGACTTTAACAAGTAATCCTCCTCTACGATTTAACAGACATACTGACAGAATTTACATCGATATGGACTGGGATGCAGATATTAATGTTGATGAATATCTTATATTCGAAGCATATCGTATATTAGACCCGTCAACATACTCTGATGTGTATAATGACTTGTTCTTGAAAAAATATCTAACAGCATTAATCAAGTTACAATGGGGTAACAATTTAAGTAAATTTTCTGGAGTTCAAATGCCAGGTGGCGTAACTCTTGATGGTGTGCGTATTATGCAAGAAGCAACCGAAGAGATTAATAAAATAGAAGAAGAAATGTCACTCAGATATGAATTACCAGTAAACATGATGGTAGGATGATTACATGGCACTTAACGCTCATTTCGACCAAGGTGGTGGATTAGACAGTTCTGGTTTTAGTGCAGAACAATCATTAATTCAAAATCTTTATACAGAAGCAATTAAGATTTATGGATTTGATGTATTTTATATTCCACGGACACTTGTCAACGTAGACAAAATATTTGAAGAAGACGAACTATCTAAGTTCACTTCCGCTCACTCTATAGAAATGTATCTGCAAAGCGTAGATGGATTTGAGGGTGAAGGTGACTTCTTATCTAAGTTTGGTGTTGAAATACGAGACAGAGCAAGTTTTGTAGTAGTTAAATCTAGATGGACTGAAGCAGTAGATGATAATGCATCACTTATCATTGAGGGTCGACCTAATGAAGGCGACTTGATTTACTTTCCGCTCACAAAAGGTTTATTCGAAATATCTTTTGTCGAACATGAGAATATATTCTATCAAGCAAATAACATATACACATATCGAATAGACGTAGAAAGATTTGTATATAGTAGTGAGAAGATTGATACCGGTATTGCCGCTATTGATGCAATCGAAGATGCACGTTCTATTGATGCTTTAACATATGAGTTGATTGAAGAGAATGGTATAATGCTTGAAAATGGTGATCCTCTAACACTTGAAAATGGTAATAGATTAAGAAACGAGAGTAGTGGTGCATTGATACTTGAAAATGGATTTAAGATAATCAAAGAAGATTATGGATTATCTACTACAACTACACCAGCAACAACTGCCGCTTCAATAGAACCTCTTGCAAGAAACGCAGACTTTGGTCTAAATGCAGATGATATTATAGACTTTAGCACAAGCAACCCATTTGGTGAGGTACAAAGATAATGTTAGGACAAAATCATTTTTATCACGAAACAGTTCGTAGATGTGTTATTGCATTTGGTAGTGTATTTAACGATATACAAGTTCACAGAAAAAATGCAGATGGATCAGTTGCACAATCTTTGAAGATACCTCTTGCATATGGACCTAAACAAAAGTTTCTAGCACGTTTGTATGAAAACCCGAGTTTAACAAATACACATCAAATTACTTTACCTAGAATGGGGTTTGAGATTACTGGTTTTAATTATGACGGACAAAGAAAAGTAAATAAACTTAATGTTAAAAGAAATTTAAGCACAGGTAATAATGTAAAGCGACAGTATACTTCAGTACCATATAACTTTAATTTTTCACTATTCATTATGGCAAAGAACCAAGAAGATGCTTTACAAATAGTAGAACAAATACTACCTTTCTTTACTCCAGCATTTACTTTGACTATTAATGCAGTTCCCGACATGAACATCAAAGATGACTTTCCTCTTATACTTGATGGATTAAGTTATGAAGATGATTATGAAGGAGATTTTGCGACACGAAGAAGTATCATATATACTATGACGTTTACTGCAAAAGTTAATTTTTATGGACCAGTAAGTGAGCAAGGTGTAATTAAAACAGTGGTAGCAGATGCATTCT